AGTATGCCAGCTATCATTGCTAAGATGCTAATAGATTTCTTCATTGTTTCCTCCCATTGAAGTAAGCACGGAGCGATCACTCCCTCGGTGATGAGACGAGCGAACGCTGAAAAAAAGTGGAGGCTGGAAGAACCCCAACCCCCACCAAACCGGAGACCTAAGCGAGATAAGATCTCCGGGGAGCTACCAACTACAGGTTAAGCTCTGCCCTCCGACGCATCTCGTCGAGGACACCCGAATGATGACCGACGCCCCAGCCAATGCCGAATCCGGTGACAGCCATCACTAACATCATAAATAAAGTAAATCCCATGTCACTCTCCTCGAGGTTGATAGGTGAAATCCAAGCCGCACTCATACAGCTTGGAGAAGGTAGAGAATTTGATCGGCTGGAAACCACTGAAGGCAGCACGTTGGCAATACCTATAGTAAGCCAAAGCCATTAGCGAGAATGTTTCTGAGTCCATGATGACTCCTCCCATGTGTCGAATTCGTAACGGAACTCCCAATCCCTGCGGAACTCTTGGTAGTCATTCCAGAGTAAGCCACAGCCAACACCCATGCCAAAGCCGACGAACATGCAGCCGACAGCCCAGCCTCCGAAGACTACGAAACCTGCTACGAATGCCAAGAACAGACATCCGATGATGACAGGTAGATCGCTATCACTTAGAAGCCAGCGATAGAATGTCATTTCCTTGTTAGTAAACATGTAAGACTCCTAAGAAGATAGCAGCAAGGAGGATTTACCCAGCTTGAGCTGGCGACCTCCCGCTGACCTAAGGATTTACCTAGCTTCGGCTAGCGACCTTAGGATTAAATGTAGGGTTAGCGCGGGGAAACCTGAGAACAGGCACCCCGACGCATATAGAGAAGACTACTAGTTAAGCATTAGTAGCCTTAGCACAAAACATGGCACGTAAGATGATCTCAGCCTCAATAACCATCTCATCCTTAGAACCAGAACGTGAGAGCTTATCCAAAGCCTGAAGAGCCTTAGTAGTCATCTCGATCTCAGATGAAGTCATACGAGCTAAGACTCGACCACCCTTTGCAGCCAACTCAGTCTTGTCACGCTTCGAAGCAGGAGATGTCCGAATTGCCCAGCTAGCCTCCCAAGAGGTAGTAGGAATGTCACCAGCAAAGATGCCACGCTCAGCCATAGCCATCAAACGAGCCTTCTGTGCTGCAGTGATAGGACGAACTTGTGTAGATGTAGTCATGATGAACTCCTTAAGTAAGATAAAGTACAGCGTTGATATAAAGGGAAAGTGAAGCGACCTTCCCGAAGGGAAAGAAGGGCGCGTAGCGCTGATTGAATTAAGGTGAAGATTGGTACAAGGGATACCCTAGTCAGTTCCAAAAAAGTTAATGAAAACAAGGGGACTTCCCGCACGCGAGTCTAATTGTTCCACAAATAGCAACAATTACCCCTGATTGTCGCTGGAAACAAGGAGAATGGACGCTAAGAACTCCGATAGGTAGCAATAGAACTCCTACATGAACCCCCCACCCGGCACCCAAGGGTACTACCCCCCGGGGGCTAAGATACAGCAGTATCCGGTATGCACACGGAACACCCAACTTTGGAGTAGAATCAGAAAAGGAGGTGCCCGATGAAAATTTTAGATGCGGGGAAGAATTGGATTAGGTTGAATGAGACAGATTATCGTTTGAAAAAACTGCAACAGTTATTGCCAGACGTTGAGAGCTGGGTAGCAAAGCAGGATCCTAGGGTTGTGACTGCTCAGTATTGGGGAGTGACTAAGGACAGCCCGACGGAAACAACGGTTGCTAACTTGACAAGCAATCAGGAGTATGTGTCTGAGGAACTTGAGGTGACGTATGAGGACATCATGCGGGAGTTTCCATATTTGAAAGAGTTGTTCAAGGAGTTGGAACTGCAGCCTTACCTTGGCACGAACAAGATTGGCAATTGGGGAATACATCGGCACTGCTACAACCCCACCTCCCGGTGGAACCTTGTGATGATTGGGGAGGGGAATAAGGGAGCGCGTGGAGAATTTTTTGAATACGAGGACGACAGGCCAGCCGACCCGGATTGGGATTACGAGTATGACATCTTGGATGAGTGCGAGGAAGAGGAAGCCCGGAAGATTGAGACGTGCTATCTGAACGAAGGTGATTGGTACAGCATCGATACGTGGCAGTGGCATTCCCATCTGTGCGAGGGCAGGGGGAAGTGGCACCCCTCTAGGGCGTGGCTAATGCACTTCAAGTACGCACCGGATAGGGATGGCATACACGAAGTGTTGCGGAACTTGTCAAGCTGGGGAGTACGGCGTTTGGTTTGGCGCTGGGCTCAGGAACGTAAGTACCGGGACGGGACTCACAGTCTCTAACAGGTGGGGCATAACATAACAGTAGTTACTATTTTTCAAACACCTTATGTTATACTTGTGGCACAATTGAGAATAGTGTGCATATATAGCTAACAACATCTAGCGCGGGATAGCGCAGCGGTAGAGCACTGGACTCATAATCCAGAGGTCGGAGGTTCGAGTCCTTCTCCCGCAACCAACTTAACACCCCCTGCTCATCCTACACAGAGATTGGATTGACCGGGGGGTTTTCTTTTGAGGGCTTATGTTACAACCCAATCAACTCCAAGAGTTCTTGAACCGCGTGGAAGTTCTGCGTGGGGTTCAGGTCGGCTACGAGTCTGATCTGAAGAAGGCGATAGCGCCGCATGTGGTGATGCTGTCTGGGATGGTCAACGTCCACGGCACCCCTCATTTGTTTGAGGCCGAGATCAACTTGGCTGAGTTCCATTCCCACGACGACTTGATGCTTCTTGCCAAGCGCATGATCCAAGCGTTCTCTAAGGCTGGGGTTGACGTACAAACCTAAGGAAACTAAATGGCAGCTAGAATTAAAAAGATTCGTCACGATGAGAATACCCGGCTGAAGATCCAAGCTGCTCAGCTAATCAATCGTCTTGAGGCACATGCCCGTGGTGAGGTCGAGATGACTACCACCCAAGTTCGTGCCATCGAGATTCTCCTGCGCAAGATCCTGCCTGACTTGGCTGATGTCCGTATGGAAGTCGATGCACAGCCAATTACCTTCAACCTGAACATGGGTGCTCCCCAAGAAGAAGGAGACGAGTAATGGGTCACTGCGCTGATTGGAACAGGAAGTCCTTCAAGAAGGGCCCGGTCAAGATGGCTGATGGCGGTGACGTACCCAGCCTAGGCTATGAACCAGAAGTCGAAGACTACGAATCCCCTGTCGAGCTTTCCTACTCCGCATCCGGTCAAGGGGTGGGAGACTTCGGTGGCGGTGGCCGCATTGGAAAGACTTTTCATTTAGACAATGACGACTCTGTTAACGTGGGCGTTAGCGGCTCACACTGGAAAGGTGGCGGGCAAGCGGGCAAGAGCCTTGATGCTGTTGACGCTACCTACAAGAATAAGTTCGGCAGCATGGGCGTAGCCTACGAACCCGGACGACAGAAAGTCCAGTTTACTTTTTACAAAGAGTTCTAATCTGTGAGTTATCAATTCAACTACAGCCCTCCGGGTAAAGAAGCAGCCAAGTTCCATGCGGCTAACGGATTCGTCCGTGGACTGATGGGGCCTGTTGGTTCTGGCAAGTCGTCCTCCTGCTGCGTGGAGATTGTTTCCCGAGCACTACGACAACGCCCGAGCCAAGATGGCATACGCCGTTCGCGCTGGCTGATTATCCGTAACACGTACCCTGAGCTGAAGTCCACAACCATTAAGACATGGGAGCAATGGTTCCCTACTGAGGTGGCTCCAATCAAATGGGATACACCTATCACCTCGACGTTCCGCATTGGCGACATCGGAGATGGCACTGGCATGGAGCTTGAGGTAATGTTCATGGCTCTGGACAAACCAACCGAGACAGGCAAGCTAAGATCATTGGAGCTTACAGGCGCATGGATTAACGAGGCCAGCGAAGTTCCAAAAGAAATCTTCGATATGGTCACACAGCGTGTAGGCCGTTATCCATCGAAGACCCAAGGTGGCCCAAGCTGGCACGGAATCATTTTAGATACCAACCCGCCCGATGACGACCATTGGTATTATCAGGTAGCAGAGGAAGAGAAGCCTGAGGGGTGGGAGTTTTTCCGTCAACCCGGCGGTCTGCTTAAGCTGCAGAAGGAAGATGGCACAGATGATTACCAGCCTAACCCTCACGCAGAGAATGTCAGGAACCTGCCGAATGGCTATGGGTATTACTTCCAGCAGTTAGCATCCAAGACGGATGATTGGATCAATGTCTTTTGTTTGGGTAACTACGGTGCCACGATGGATGGCAAGCCTGTGTATCCAGAATACAACGACAAGGTTCACTGCTTGAAAGACGATGCTGAACCCCAGCCGGGACTACCGCTGATTCTGGGGTGGGACTTTGGTTTGACTCCTGCTTGTATTATTTTGCAAGAGACAGCCAGAGGAGCGCTACACGTTGTTGATGAACTGGTATCCGAAGACATGGGTATCCGTGAGTTTGCTAACGATGTGGTTAAACCTTTCCTTAATAACAAGTATGCGCACTTTCAGATCGTGTCTGCTGGCGACCCTGCTGGCAGTATTAGATCCCAAACCGATACGAGGACTTGCTTTCAAGAACTTCTCGAGGCCGGGATTTATACGGAACCCGCTTCGACAAACGATTGGATCCCGCGCCGTGAGTCCGTAGCCTACTTCATGACGAAGATGACGGATGGCAAGCCGGGCTTTATGTTGAACCCGCGGTGTAAGAGTCTGAGGAAGGGTTTCCTCGGTAGATACAAGTACGAACGAATAAAGACTTCTGGCCTAGCTAGGTATAAAGACAGGCCGCTCAAGGATGATTACTCCCACCCACAGGATGCTTTGCAGTACGGGTGTATGAAAATCCGCAGCGGTACTCAACCAGCTCGTGCAAGATCCGTTAAAAAAGTCTCTGCAAGGGGATGGACATAAATGAGTTACAGCTTAAAGCGCCCACAAGTTGAAGCATCAATCACCGACCTAGAAGATCAGGAGAGCAATTCGCGTTTTGAATCGCGTCTCAGCGCCTACGTTCGCAAGAGTTGGGATGAGGCTAAGGTTGCAAAGTCGCTAATCACTGAGCGTCTATTGAAGTGTGAGCGTCAACGTCGGGGTGAGTATGACCCTGAGCGCATGGCCGAGATCAACCGCATGGGTGGCTCCGACATCTTTATGATGTTGACAGATGTGAAAGCTCGTGCCGCTGAGTCGTGGATCCGTGATGTGATGCTAAGTCAGCAAGAGCGCATCTTCGATCTGAAGGTGTCAAGCTATCCTGACATGCCGCCTGAGATGAAGCGCGGTATCGTAGATCAGGTTCGCGTTGAGGCAGAAGAGTTCTTGGCACAAAGCCCTGAGCCTATTCACCCCGAAGCTTTCCGTGCTCGTATGGAAGAAGTCCACGATGCAACCTTGGCACGTATGCGCGAGGAAGCGGAGGACGCGGCACGTCGCATGGGGCAAAAGATCGATGACCAGTTGCGCAAGGGTGGATTCTCTGGTGAGCTGAAGAAGTTCATCAATGACTTTACCACGTACCCTACCGCCATAATGAAAGGCCCGATTATCAAGCGCGGCAAGGAGATGGCGTGGGGGCCGAACTTTACTCCTATCGTATTAACAAATTATAAAGAAGATTTCCAACGGGTCAGTCCTTACGACATCTTCCCTTCGCCAGCATCTACTGGCACAAATGACAACTATCTAATCCAGCGGCACTTCCTGAACCTGCGTTCCCTTGAGGCTATGCGCGGAACGCCCGGGGTTAATGATGAAGAACTGGAAACAGTCATCAGCCGCTTTGGTGTGTCTGGTTATCGTAACTGGATCCAAGGTGACAATGAGCAGCGCAACTTGGCTGGCAAACCTTTCCAGTATCCAATCAACGCAGGAGAAGTTGAGACCGTTGAGTTTTGGGGTTCTGTCCCCGGCACGATGCTTCTTGAGTGGGGCATCGAAGACGAGATCGATCCTGACGCAATCTATGAGATTGATGCTTGGTGGACTGACGGTGCCTTATGGAAATGCGTCATCAATCCAGATCCGCTAGGCGACCGTCCTTACTTCATTGCCTCGTGGGAAGATGTGCCTGATTCGTTCTGGGGCGTTGCGCTTCCAGAGATCATGCGCGACACGCAGGTTATGTGTAACGCAGCGGCTCGTTCGATTGCAAACAACATGGGTGTTGCATCTGGCCCACAGGTGGAAGTCACAGTTGACCGACTGCCTGATGGCGAGGACATCACCGACATCTATCCTTGGAAGATCTGGCAAACCACCAGTGACAAAACCGGGGGTGGTCAACCTGCTATCCGTTTCTTCCAGCCTAGCTTGAACGCTGGTGAGTTGATGCAAGTCTTCGTGCAGTTTGCCAAGCAAGCCGACGAAGTAACTGGCATCCCTAACTATGTGTATGGTAGCTCCGCTGTATCTGGCGCTGGTCGTACAGCATCCGGTCTGTCTATGTTGATGGACAATGCCAGCAAAGGTATCAAACAAGCAATTGCAAACATTGATACAATAGTAGCAGGTATAGTCCAGAAACTATATATTCACAATATGATGTTCGATCCTGATCCTTATATCAAGGGCGACTTCAGTGTGATTGCTAAAGGTGCAATTGGTCTGCTGCACAAAGAGACCTTACAGATGCGCCGCAATGAGTTCCTCATAGCAACAGCAAATCCGATTGATTCTCAAATCACTGGCTTGGGTGGCAGAGCATATCTGTTACGCGAAGCTGCTCGTGGTCTGCAGATGGATACGGATAAGCTGGTACCAAATGCTGAGAACATGCAACAGCAAGAGATCAATATGAAGGCTCAAGCTCTAGCGCAGCAGATGGTTCAACAGTTGGCAATGCAGATGCAAGCGCAGCAGCCACCTTCGCCAGCAGAGATCCCGCAGTCGCAGCCCCTACCACCTGAGCCGCAGATGTTGGCAGACGGTGGGCAGGTTGGGATGACGGAAGAACAAGCCATACAAAACGATATGGCTGATCGCATCTTGGCAGCATTAGCAGAAAACAATTTGGTCAATCAATAAGGAGACTAGAATGTACGGCAAAATGAAATCGCAAAAAGGCCCACTGAAGGGCAAAGAAGAGATGCCTAAGATGGGCAAAAAGAAAATGGCTAACGGTGGTATGGCTAAACACAAGATGCCTGATGGCAAAATGATGCCGGGCAAAAAGCATAAGGGGAAGTAAATGTCAGGACACGTCCCAGAGTGGATGCGTGGCAACCACAAAAAAACCACGAACTCGAAGGTGGAGCACGGCGTTAAGAGTCGCCCCATCTTCCATGCGGAGAATGTTCACCGGGACAATCCTTTAAGAGAGAAGTCCCCGCACTCCGCTGCAGCTTATCTTGCTGATGGCGGTATGCCTGAAGAGGCAGTGCTGAAGCAGATGGGTCTTGATGCTTCTAACCGTGAGCGTGAAGCTGCTGGTAGCCCCGGCATTGTTGGCGGCTTTAGGAATCTCATCGAGCGTTTCAAAGAAGGCAACATCGATGCTCCCGGTAGTTTAGCGTATGAGCGCTATGGTGCTGGTCGCGGTAAGCGTGAGTATGAGAACCAGAAGGCTTTCGCTGAGAACGCCAAGATGCAAGGCGACGGTATGCGCGACGCTGGTATGGTTATGCGCGGCGACAAGATGAAGGTCATGGATGCCAACAAGGGCGCTGAGATAAGTGCTGTTCCCGATCAGGACAAGGGCGAACTGAAACCTTTGTCATCGAAGCCATCTATGTCTTATCAAAATGCAAGCATCGATGAGATGAAGGCTGATGCTTTAAAGGGCGGCGCTAATCTTCCTAAGATGGATCCCAACGCTGTGCCACGTCCGATGGGCGACGCTGAGACTAAGCCGAAGCGCACTCGGTCTACAGGCAAGGATGCTCCCGCAAGGAACACGGCACCCAACAGCCAAGGCACAAAACCTGCTGAGCCTAAGGATTCCACAGCTAAGCGAGTGGTCATACCTAATAATCCTCGTCCTCCTGCGGATAATGCAACCCGTAAGACTAAGCCGGGTGCCCGTGGTGGAGACGCAGAGACACGTAAGTCAAAGCCGTACCCAGCAGAACAAGCAGTCCAGAACCTCGGTAAGAGATTCAAGGAGGCTGACGATGCTTACAAGAAAGCTCCCAACGCTGTCAACAAGCAGATGAGGGACGAAGCTTTGAAGCGGTACGAGAAGGCAGCAAAAGAATCTAAGAGGTAATGTGTGTTAAACCAAATCAATATAGAAACAATTAACGCTCTCGCGCAACTGCAAGGCAACCTTCACTTCGAACAAGTGAAACAGTGGCTTGCAGAATCCCTGAGAGAACTGGACGAGATCACCCCACAGACCAAGGACGAAGTTCAACTTCGCTGGAACCAAGGTGCTCAACAAGTTCTCTCTACCTTTCTACAGAAAGCAAATGGGGCGGAAGAGACGATTAGAAAGATTCGGTCGAGATAATCGACGATCCCTAAGCTAACAGGGTTGAGTTAGCAATAATGAAAATCTTAGATAACCTGACGAGGCTCTGAGACTCATGGAGAACTTATGGCAATCCCACGCAAAGTACGCGAAGCTGAAGAACGAGCAGAAGCTCTGCACAAACAGTTTTATGAGAACCAACCTGTGCCTGAGCCGAACCCGGAACCACCTACACCTGATCCTGAACCGGATCCTACACCACCATCTGACCCTGCACCAGATCCAAATCTGGAACAAGGGAATGGCGGGATTCCACCACAACCGGAGCCGCCAGCCCCGCCTGAGGATGATAAGTGGGAACACCGTTACAAGGTAATCGAGGGTAAGTACAGGGCCGAAGTTCCTCGTATGGCCGCGGAAAACAAAGAGCTTAGGTCACAACTGGCCGAGCTTGCAGCACAAGTCGAAAGTTTGAAGAGTCAGGCAGAAGCAACCAAAGCCCCACTCATCACTGATGCCGACAAAGAGAAGTACGGAGAAGATCTGCTCGATGTTATACAAAGAGCAACTCAACAAGCTACCACCGCAAAGGACGCGGAGATTGCTGAGCTTAAACGTCGTATGGAGCAAGTAGTTACATCTACTGCAAAAACGACCGAGGCCAGCTTCTATGATCGTCTGAACGCGTTGGCACCTAATTGGGTATCACTCAACTCCGACGAACGCTTCTTGAGTTGGCTGGATGAATATGACGAGCTTACAGGTCGCACACGCCAAGACCTCCTTGAGAGTGCTGAACAAGAGCGGGATGCCGAACGTGTTGCGCGCTTCTTCCAGAAGTATGAAGCAAGCAAGCAACCCGGTGTGTCATCACCAGCTCCACTAGTCCAAAAGGATAAGCACCAAGTACCTGACAGTCACAATAGCAGACAGTCTCCTGCCGCGAAGAGATACTTCACGCGCAAAGAGATTTCTGATTTCTATTCGGCTTGCAGGGATGGGCGCATATCTTCTAAGGATATGGTGGCGATGGAAGCAGAAATCCACGCCGCATCCATTGAGGGTCGTATTCGTTAACCCTTAATCGCGGCGTACAAACTTTTTTATTTAGGAGACTAATATGTCTGTACCCGCAAGTGGTGGCTATCCTCAGTATAGCTACAATACAAACCCAAGTGGCTCAGCCTTTATTCCAGAGATCTGGTCTGGCAAGCTGCAAGTTAAGTTTTACAAATCGACCGTTCTGGCCGAAATCACCAACAACGATTGGGAAGGTGAGATCAAGAGCATGGGCGATACTGTCCATATCCGTTCGATCCCAACAATCACCATCCGTAACTACGAGAAGGGTCAAACCCTGACCACTGAGGCACCTACCTCTACTCCGATTGATCTGTTGATCGACAAGGGTAAGTACTTCGCCGTAGTCGTGGATGACGTTGATGAAGTTCAGGCAGACGTGAAACTGATGGACATCTTCTCGAACGACGCATCCGAGCAGATGAAGATCGCAATCGACAATGACGTTCTGAACAACGTAGCTGCCGACGCTGCTGCCGCTAACAAGGGCCCTGATGCTGGCGCTATCTCTGGTGACATCGATCTGGGCGAAACTGGTGCTCCGATCCACATCACTACGACTAACGTCCTCGAAAAGATCCTTGACGTTGGTCTGGTTCTCGACGAGCAGAACGTACCTGAAGATGGTCGCTGGATGGTTATCCCTTCGTGGATGGCTCCTCTGTTGAAGAACAGTGACCTGAAGCAAGCTTACCTTACTGGTGACGACACCTCGCCGCTGCGTAACGGTAAGATTGGTATGGTTGACCGTTTCACTCTGTACACAACCAACAACCTGAATGTTGTTGCCGATACAGTTGACGCATGGCACGTCCTCGCTGGTACCCGTGATGCAATCTCGTTTGCTTCGCAGATCACCAACGTGGAATCTCTGCGTTCGACCAGCACCTTCGGCAACATCGTTCGTGGCCTGAATGTTTATGGCTACAGCGTTGTGAAGCCTGAAGCTTTGGTCGATCTGTATGTTTCCAAAGTTGCTATTCCCTAATTAGGGGGTAGGGAGGGGGCTCTTACACGGGAGCCTCTTCCCATTTTTTTATCTTTAGAGGATTTATGGCTATTCAACCTACACCGCGTAACATAGAACGCAGTAAGTTTCGTTTACTTAAACAGACCAGCTCAGGCGCGATTTTTGCTTGGAACCCGGAGCTTGCCAAACGCCCCGATATGGTTGAGTGGAAACACCCCACCCGAGAGGTAGGCAGCAGAGGCGCAACAAAGCAAACGCCCGACGAGATCAAGTTAGAGTCTGTTGCTCAACAAGAAGAGCAGGAGCCCACTATTGCTGAAATGGCAAAAGCTGTATTAGCCAAGAGCAAGAAATCCAAAACTGAAGAATAATGGAAGTGAGGCTGCATGGGTGGCCTCTCTTTAAGGAGCGTCATTATGCGTAGCCTCATACTTGCTTTAGCTATTTTGGCAACACCGTTTGCATTGGCTCATGAGCTTGCTGAAAAGCATGTGCATGCCAAGTACTTCAAGAACAACGTAGGTGGCTGGACTGTCATCACAGACAAAACCAAGTGGTGTGGTGGCATGAACGCTTTCGATGGTTACGCCTTCTCATCTGTTGGCGACAAGACTAGGTTCTGCTGGTTGCCTAGGGGTAATGCCGTTGTCGTAAAGTTTGAGGGCGAGAGTAATACTGGCGTATGGCCTATGGATGCGTTTGAAGATTTAGAGCCAGAGCTTGAGCCAGATGTTAATGTCTTATTCCCTGAGAATAGTAAGGATCTCTAATGTCTAAGAAGAAGTGGATTCAAGATGCCATACAGAAGCCGGGTTCTCTTCGCAAAGCGCTGGGTGTCAAGAAGGGTGAGAAGATCCCTGCGGAAAAGTTGGAGAAGGCAGCTAAGGCCCCGGGAAAGCTGGGACAACGTGCTCGTCTTGCGAAAACACTTAAAGGGTTTAAAAAATGAAGAAGAAGGACTCTAGGCTAGAGCGCGCCGGGGTCAGTGGTTACAACCAACCCAAGCGCACACCCGATCATCCAACCAAGTCACACGTTGTTGTGGCTAAGGTTGGGGAGGAGGTAAAGACGATACGCTTTGGACAACAGGGCGTGGTAGGTGATAGACAGCCAACCAAACGTCAAGCTTCATTCAAAGCACGTCACGCGAAGAACATCGCCAAAGGCAAAATGTCTGCGGCCTATTGGGCAGACAAAGTTAAATGGTGAATAGATGGCAACTTTTCAGACAGTCATAGATGATGCGAGAGTAACTCTCAATGACGTAGATGCTGTTCGTTATAGCACTGCGGAGTTGATGAGTTTCTGCAACGACGGTATTCAGGAAGTCTATCGCATTCGTCCTGACTTCCTGTTAGGCAACTACACCGCAGCAGATGTTACTTATATTGAAACAGATCAAATTCCAATCCCACTTAAGTTCCAGAACCTACTGAACTACTATGTGGTATTCCGAGCAGAATTGCGCGACGATGAGTACTCTGCCGAAGGTCGGGCTAGTGCGATGCGTTCACTATTTAAATCGGAGTTAACCTAATGAAAAGCCATAACGATTTCTTAGACTATGTAATGCCGCATGTTCCGGGTGCCACGGTCAATATGGCTTTGCATGAGATCAAGAGTACGATCATAGACTTCTGCGAGAAGAGCTTGATCCTACAAGAAACTCTCGATCCAATTGCTGTAATAGCAAACACAAGTGACTACGACCTTGAGCCACCAAGACATCGATTGGTTGTTAAGATACTAAGGGGCTGGTACAAGAACAGAATGCTAGATGCTGAGAGCACAGACAACATCAACGATGCAACTCTGTACAACAAGCATATCACTGATGTGGTCACACGCAAGGGCGATCCGTTTGTAATAATGCAAAAGGATCCACGTACCTTTACGCTGTACCCGGAGCCAAGCGAAACAGTTGCTAGTGCAGTAACTTTGCGCGTGGCGCTAAAGCCCACAAGAGCGGTTGACACAATCGACGACTTTATCTTTGAGGACTACGCTGAGACTATCGCTCACGGTGTAATCTCAAGGATGGCACTCTCCCCTGACAAGCCTTACTACGATACTAAGTTGGCTGTTGCAAGGGACGCTTTGTACCGCGCTGGTTTGAACGTGGCTCGTGACCGTGCATTGAAGTCATTCGTGCGCGCCAACAAACATGTCAAGTTACGGAGAATCTAATGTCGGTAGATAAAATAAGATTAGTGCAGGGGGACACTCGGCCTACCCTGATCTGTACTTTGACAGATGAAACCTCGGGCGAACCCATAGTTCTCAGTGGCGCTACTGTCCTGCTTAAGTTCCGTCAAGTTGGCTCGACCACTTTGACCGCAACCATAACGGGAAGCGTTACTAATCCTACTGGTGGCGTTGTGGCTTTCTTCTGGACTGATGATCCTACCGCCCTTGATGGCCCACCCGGCGATTACGAGGGTGAGATCGAGATTACGTTTGGTGACGGTAGCAGACAAACTGTATACGACTTACTAAAGTTCAAACTACGTTCGGAGTTCTAAGATGACAACAGCGAGGGTTTCGTATGTCCTCGCCTCTGCCCTCACAGCGGAAGTCAATGTAGTAAGCAGTATCTCCGTAGAAGCCCTCAACGTAGTTGTTGAAAGGGTTCTTGTTCAAACCGCTGTAGCGGCGGGATATGCTAATGCTACGGTGTCTAGGGTTGTACCAGAGGCGCTGGTTGATTACGTTCTAGCAGAGTCCACCGCTTTCCTAGATGAATTGCAGCGGTGGAAGAAGTTTCGGGAAACAGTTAACGCTAGTGACATAGCGGCAATCTCTGTATCTAAATCATTAACAGAAAGTGTGGGCGTTACTGATAGCCCAGCAGTTGACGTAAGCAAGAGTCTCACTGATTCTGTTAGCGTAACTGAAACACTAGTTATTACAATTATATTTATCCGTAACCTAGCGGATAGCGTAACTACAACTGACAGCATCCAGTTCATCAATACTGTGAAAGGGCTGTCTGACAATGTAGCTACAACCGAAACAACAGTCAAAGACTTTTCCAAAGCTCTAGCGGATCAAGCAACGCTAACTGATGATGCTGCACTCTCAACGAGTAAGCCATTAGCAGATAGTGTGTCGCCTTACGATGATTCGTTCTGGGCTTTTGCCAAGGCTCTGGCTGATGGGGTTGATGCGTCTGACGCTCTGAACAATATCGTATTCGATAAGGTTCTGTCCGACAGCGCGTCGATCACAGAAGCAAAGGCGATTGATGTAAGCAAACCTTTGACTGATGCTGTAAGCCTGTCCGACTTGTTTGATAGGCAAGTACAATACAGTAGATCGTTTACCGATACTGCGACGGTGACTGAGGCGCTAGTAAGTTCTTTTAGCAAATCACTGCAGGATTCGGCAACACCATCTGATAGCCCGGCTTGGCATTTCTACAAAGCCGCATCGGATAGCGTCACCGTAACAGACAGTATCATTTCGATAATTATCGTAAGTGGTGCTACACAATTAGTTAACAGCTTCCCGCTGAATGTATTTACATTGAATGGCCCATAAGGAGACACTGATGCAAGCCAAGGAACAACTCAATATCAAAGGTCGTCTGAAGATCCGTGTATGGGACACGATCACAGGCGCAGAAAAGCAAACCCTCGAGGTAGACAATCTGGTGGTTACCACTGGTTTGGAATACATTGCCTCGCGTATGAAGGACACAACCTTCGGCGCAATGAGCCACATGGCTGTCGGTGACGATGGCACTACTCCGGTTCTTGGTGACACAACCCTAGGCTCTGAGCTTGGCCGTGTTGCTTTGACCAGCACAACCGTTACTGGTTCTGTTGTTGAGTACGTCGCCACCTTCGGCGCAGGTACCGCAACTGGCGCAATCGAAGAGGCTGGCATATTCAACGCTGGCGTGGCTGGCACAATGCTTTGCCGTACTACATTTGCTGTGGTTAACAAAGGTGCTGCCGATGCAATGAGCATCACTTGGGAAGTAACCGTAGCCTAATAGGAGAAACGAATGGCTATTAAATGGGCTAACAACGCCACGACCACAATAGCGTCAGGGATAACTAGCGGTGATACCACGATTACTGTTGCTGGTGCTACTGGCGCGTTGTTCCCTGCTGCTGGTGGTGCTGATTACTTTTATGCAACACTCAACAACTCCAACAACGACATAGAGATCGTCAAGGTCACGGCTCGTTCTGGTGACGTGATGACTGTTGTCCGTGGTCAAGATGGCACCACTGCTGCTGCATGGGTAGGTGGTGACAAGTTTGAACTGCGTCCTACTGCTGCTGGCTTAGCTGCTGCTGCTGAGGGTGAGAACATTGTTGACTTGGCAGTTGCTCAAGGTGGTACTGGCGCAGACAACGCTCTGGACGCTCGTATCAATCTGGACGCTGCACAAGATCCAGACAGCAACGGCTTCATCGTTCGTAACGGCGACCACACATCGGTATCGCGCACGATCACTGCTGGCGACGGTATCACTGTAACCAACGGTGATGGTCAAGCTGGCAACGTGGAGATAGATAACACTGGTGTGCTTGCTCTGACTGCTGGTACTGGTATTTCAATTACCGGAACCAATGCCAATAAGACAATCACCAATGATGGTGTGACTAGCTTCAACGGCTCGACAGGCGCGATTACCTTTACGTCAGATCCTCCGCAGCTAGTTGTCTTTGCCTCAAATGGTACTTGGACTAAAGACACTGGCCTGAAGGCTGTGATGACTGAGGTCGTTGGTGCTGGCGGTGGCGGCTCTACTCGCGGTGTTGTTGGTAAGGTAACTTACGGTGGTGCTGGCGGTGGTGGCGGTGGCTATTCTCGCAAGATGATTCTTGAGAGCGCCCTTGGTTCAACCGAGACTGTTACGGTTGGTACTGGTGGTACTGCTTCCAAGACGGGAACAACCAACACTGATGGTGGCGCTGGCGGAACTTCTTCGTTTGGCTCACACAACTCTGCTACTGGCGGCGGCGGTGGTTTTAAGTATGACGGATCTGCTCCTGCTACCACTTCGTCTATTGGTGGATCTGGTGGCGCTGGTTCTAGCGGTGATGTTAATGTTCAAGGAACTGCTGGCGCAGACGTGGCTGGCTCTGTTTCAAGTGCTGGCGGCGTACCCGGCTTGGCCTTTGGTGCTGGCGGATTCGGCGCAAGAACCGCATCATCGGCAGTAGTAAACAACAGCAATGGTTATCTCTATGGCGGTGGTGGTGGCGGCGGGTACATCAGCGGCACTAACAACGCTGGATCTGGCGCAGACGGTCTTGTGCTAGTATGGGAATTCTACTAATAGAGGGCAATGATGAAAGCACTTATATCCCCTAATGAACCAAGAGGTGATGCTCTTCGGGTGGCAGAGGTTATGCCATCCGAGTTCCCTGTCGCAGAACCTTTGTATTGGGTTGACTGCCCTGACTATGTTGTGGCCGACTCATGGGTGTACTACCCAGACTCTCAAGAGTTTGTGCAAGTGCGCAATCCTGAAGAAGATGTGGAGGTACTGTAATGAACATTAAATCTTACCCTTGCCACGGTTGGGTAATTGACAAGACTGAACTTCGTCGCGGTGAGCTAATCAACGACAAGGTAATGGCTTCCAATTATTTTACGGTTGAGGCTGATGGCTCGATTAAAGATGCTGGTGTATATCACTGGTTTATGGTTCAAGGGCACAACACCCACGAGAATCTCGCAACTGGCGTGGTCACTGAGCAGACTCGCGGCTGGAACACCAAAGACTCTCCACTGGTGCAAGGTGACTACCTTCTTACTGTAACAGAGCCAGCAGTTGTATTTTGTTTTAATAGCACAGCTAACTCTGATGGACTGCCTGACTTTGATGTTCATCGCGTAGCACCCAACACTGCTCACACCTTCCAAGATGGAGACAAGGTGTTCCTGATGGATGGCGGGTTTGTGATTGAGGGTCGTCAAGTTACTGGCCCGAGGTCAATCCGTTTTGTTGGCAGCAAAGAAGTTATGTTCAACATGGATAGCATGTGGATTGTTGTGAGAGGTTAATGTGTCACCTTACTTTACAAAGCTCAATATAACCGTGTCAAGTGATGGGTTGCTACTGGATGCAACTAAGATGCCAGTGTTGAAGTACTACGACGCAGCACAGAAACACGCTTTGAGGGCTCGTAAGCAATTTGATAACTACGTTGCGATACCAAATGCAACCTATGTTCCTAGGGAGGAAGACGCACAAGCGTTGTTGCAGCACCTCCCGAAAGAACTTGTTGAGATAGAAATGCCTGACTTGTGGGCAATGAACATCCGACCACAGCACAGCGCTAATGTTTTACCAGCTCACAGGGACATGACTAGGTTGGCAAGCGTGACTTTCTTCTTTGATACTCACGGAGAAGAGACATCGTTCTATGAGTACGAAGGAGCCAATCTTGTTAAGGTTGCAAGCTTCGTTGCAAATAGTGGTGATGTCTATTTGCTAAACAACGATAAGGTTCACGACGTGCGACTTGCCCACCCCCACATACGCAAGTCTCTTGGGTTTTCATTTGTGACAACGCCATTCGAGATAGTACATGAAAAACTACGCGCCGCTGGACTTGCAGATTGATGTCAATTGTTTAAAGAGCGTACCACTTCCGGTACATAGAACCTTAGGCCGTAGACAAAAGTACGCGCAGGAACAGGCAAAGGATCACGACCTGCTTCCGACGGACGTGCTACTGATAGATAGTCGCAGGGCAAAGGACTACATACTAGGGCAACTACCATCAAACATCCTAAGGCTGGAAGTTCCAGAGCTTTCGATACTTGAGATGAACGTACCACTCGGTTCAATCAAGCCGATGTTTGGAGCGCATGTAGATCTTGCAAGAGTGGCAAGCCTTAACTATTACATGGAAGTCAACGGAGAGAAGACGCACTTCTATAGTTGGCAACCCGGAGAGGCACCAGTAGAGATTGAATCCTTTGAGGCAGAAGAAGGTAGTAGTTATCTGCTAGACGTTTCTGTACCACACGGTGTATCATTGAGGCCGGGAACAAGGCGCATGGTTTTAACTATGAGTTTTGTCCGTACCGATTTTGATACCCTACGGAGGGCTTGTGCATCTTACGTTCGTAAATGAAGTAGACCGTGTTGCAGATCTATACCCAATGGAAAAGTCCAAGGACATTCCATACGGCTGGCTAGAAAGAACCAGAGAAGACTTTCGCTCTAAGAGCAAAGACCCGTCTTGGAAACTGAATTCCAACGCCCACGCAGCTAGGTGCCCCGGCATATTCAACTTGCTGCGCACAGGGTGGGTGATGCGCACTTGGTCTGATATAACAATTGAAACAAATGGCGATGGCCTAGGTTTCCAATGGAGAACTCCTTGGAATTGGGAGACTCCATCCATAGATTTTTTCCACGAGCAGAACCTAACCAAGAACTTCAACGATTGGCCTAAGGATTCTCTGAGGCACATACTGAAGTACAACAGTGGTTGGCGGGTGAATGTACCAAAGGGATACTACCTTCTTGAGATGGGCATACCGTACCAAGACGATAGTAGGTTTGAAATCCTGCCGGGGGTCTTCGATAGAAACTACGGCTGGGCTGCGATGAATCCATTCTTTAGATGGAATGTAAAAGAAGGCATCGAGTTGATACCTGCTGGAACGCCTATAGCGCAGTACATCCTAGTTCCAAAGGACGAGATCTCACACAGTTGCGAGAACTACAATCCTGAGAAACACAGGGATGTCCGACTGCTCGATTGGATTAAGCAAACCAAATTTGTGCAGGACTTTGCGCATTGGAGGAAAACTTTCGGAGAGTAGAATGATTGAAGCCGCAGTGTTGTTTGCGGTCTTCGAGGGAGCACAGGCAGCAGTCAAGGGAGTTAAGGCTGCTGTCCAGTTAGGCAAAGAGGTGCGTGAGGTCTACAAGGATCTCAGCACCTTTTTTAATGCCCAAGGCCAAATCGAAGTCGCATACCAGAAGTCACAAGCTGGCGTACCCACAACAGAGGAAGACGGAAGAACCGCAACACAGAAGGCACTAGACATAGTATTCATGCGTCGAGAGATGATACGCATGGAGGTTGAGCTACGAGAGACTTTGATCTACGGTTTTAATGAGTCTGGTCTGTATGAAGAGATGTGTATGGAGCGCGCTAAGATCATAGCCGCTGAGCAAGAGGCAATCCGCGCAGCAAGGATGCACCAACAAAGATTGATAGGCGAGGCCAAACGCAAGAAGGCAAGAAGGAACGAGATTATCGTCGGAGTGGTTGGCGGTATTATCGGTATAGCAATATTCGCGTTTACGATATGGATGTTCACACAAGGAGGTAGGTGGTGATGACAAAATGGTTTGGTGAAGATTGGATGACTACTAAGTGGCGACCCATGATGGCGATTGTCTATATGATAATCAACCTAGCAGACTTCCTTGCCTTCCCTATCATTTGGTCTTTGCTGCAAATCCACGGCAAGGGTGAAGTTGCCCAACAGTGGGTGCCCCTCACATTGTCCAATGGTGGTTTGTTCCACATGGCTTTCGGTGCAGTGCTTGGTGTAGCGGCCTTTACTCGCGGCCAAGAGAAAATTGAAAAGGTGAAGAGCAATGCCGATATGGAGCGCTAAATGGATATTTGCAGCAGTGATAGCGGTTGCCCTATTTGCGACGGGCTGGTGGCTAGGGGATTCTCTGAAACAGGGGGAGTGGGACGCTGCTCGTGTAAAGGAGGCGGAAGCTGTCGCTGTGGCAGTAAAGGAAGCCCACGACCAAGCGATGTCCAAGGAACGCGAACTGACCCAAAAGCTGAACAGCCAATCGAAACATTACCAAGTAAAACTACAGGAGAAGGATCGTGAAAAAGCTGCTGCTCTTGAGCGCTTTCGTTCTGACGGGTTGCGCATCAGCGTCGAAGCCAGTGCTGGTAAAGACGGAGTGCCCGGTGATCCCGCCAATCCCTGCCGATGTGATGGTGGAACGACAGCCAAACTTTCTGATGAGGTTGCCAAGCGACTTGTTGAACGAAGAGTCGAAGCCGACAAAATAGTCGAGCAACTTACCGCATGCCAAGGAATCTTGAGGGAGATATCAAATGATAAATAGCAGGAAGATAGACGATCTCCTACCAGTTGTGCAGGAAAAAGTCAACAAGTTTATTGAGTTGTGTCATAATAACGATATTGACTTATTGGTAACTTCGACATACCGGGACAACGAAAGCCAGAACGCCCTGTACGCGCAGGGAAGAACGGCACCCGGAAAGAAGGTAACCAATGCAAAAGCTGGCGAAAGTTGGCATAATTACAGATGCGCCGTAGATGTAGTACCATTGCGCAGCGGTAAGCCAGTATGGGATGGTAATGATCCAGTATGGCAAACCGTAGGTAAGTTGGGCAAAGAGGCTGGTTTAGAGTGGGCTGGTGATTGGAAGAAGTTCAAAGAGCTTGCACATTTCCAGTACACAGGCGGCAAAACTATGGCCCAACTAAGGATGGGTGAGGTGATAGCATGAGCGACGATTTGCAAATACAAGTGCAGCGAGAACTCGAAAACCACGGTGGTAAGATTGCCGCACTAGAGAGAGAGCTGTGCCACATGAAGAAGATTCTGTATGCAATCATAGCTGTGTCATTAGGCTCACCCCATTTAGCTGCGATAGGAGACGTACTCAAGCAGCTAGTCTAAGGAGGCCGTATGCAAAAAGTCAGCGATCACGAGTTTATATCCGCATGGGACAGACTCAAGTCGGCTGCGAAAGTAGCAAAAGCTTTTGACATAAATGTTCGCAATGTTCATGCACGTCGTAAGAGCTTGGAGAAAAAGCTAGGTCGGCTATTGACCAGCGATGATCCAAGATCCCCTACGTTTACGGTTAGGGAGCATTCGCCACGAGTTGACTGTCAGTTGAAAAACGGCACGATACTTATTGCTTCTGATGCTCACTATTGGCCGGGGGTTGAAAGCACTGCACACAAAGCAATGCTGAAGGTTATAGCAGACATCAAACCAGAAATCATCGTAATGAACGGTGACTTGTTTGATGGTTCGTCTATTAGCCGATTCCCTAAGATGGGCTGGGGTAGTACGCCTAACGTAAAGCAAGAGCTTGATGCTGTGCAAATACGTCTCGCTGAGATTGAGGCTGTCGCTGGAAAAGCTAAGCTCTGGTGGACGATGGGCAACCACGACATGCGCTTCGAGGCGCGGTTAGCCCAAGCAGTTCCAGAGTACGAAGGCGTTGGCGGGTTCACTCTTAAGGATCACTTCCCTCGCTGGAATCACACGATCAGTTTATTCGTCAACGACAGCTTGATGATTAAACACAGGTTCCGTAATGGTGTACATGCCACATGGAACAACACTCTCTACAGTGGAGTGTCTATGGCAACAGGACACCTACATAGGTTGCAAGCCACTTTGTTCACGGATTATAAAGGAACACGTTGGGGGATCGATACTGGCACCCTAGCGGAAATTGATGGCGACCACATGCACTACGGAGAAGACAACCCGATGAATCACTGCTCCGGGTTTGCTGTTCTTACAATTGTGGATGGTGAACTCATCTACCCCGAGTTCTGCTCTGTTCACAAAGAGAAGGCTTTCTTCCGGGGTAAGCTTATCGAATAAGGAAAACATAATGGCGGGTCTGAAGCTGATGAGCCAAGGTGGGTACAATCCAAAGATTGCTGCTCACCTACTTGACAACGCAACTGGTCAACGCGCAATTAACACGAAAGTTTACAGCGGTGATCTCAGGTCGTGGTTCAAGCCAAAAGCAGTACAGCCAAGCTTTTCATGTATAGAAAACGGCGAAACAATCTACAAGTCCGTTGACGACAACAATGATGCTCGGTGGTTAGTGTGGGATAGTACTGTTTGGGTGGCTCGTTCTCCTTTGCTTGATGAGACACAGCCAGCGGGTAGCAACATCTTCTACACTGAAGATCTGTCTCTCAAAAAGACTAATGCTGATTTGGCTGGCGATTCTTCTTTCAACGGCCAGCCCCCACAAGATTGGTACTACGGCGGTGTTCAGGCACCTGTGACTGCTCTGGTTCCCACCCGTGTTGGTGGTGGCGTAGTATCTGAGACTCGTGTGTACGTGTACACCTTTGTGGAAACATTTGGCGGCACAGAGCAAGAGTCTGCACCTAGCCCACCATCTGCACCTGTTGATTGGTCTACAACTAACACAATCGACCTTACTAACTTTGATGATCCGTTTGTTTATCCAAACACCAACATCACCAAGGTTCGCATATACCGCTCGGTAACTAGCGCTGGTGGCAATCCCACATTCCTGCTGGTTGCTGAGATCAATGCTTCGACTCTTCTGCCTACACCTTCGGCTCACGTCTACAACGATGCGGTCGATATAGAAGACTTGGGCGAAGCGCTGCCTAGTGCAGATTGGCTAGAGCCGCCAGACATGAGTGGAGTTGTATTCCATCCCGGCGGCTTCCTGATCGGCTGGCATCGTAGAGAAATTATTATCTCCGAGGTCAACGCACCACACGCATACCCGCTGGCGTATCGACAAGTCATTGACTTTGATATTGTCGGAATGGGAGTCTATGGTAACTCCGTTGCTATTATGACAAAGGGATATCCCTATGTTATGAGCGGCAACCTACCAGAGACGATGACTCCTGAGAAGATGCCAGTACTCGAGCCGTGCGTTAGTGAACGGTCGATTACAGCAGATGACATGGGTGTGATGTACGCAAGCCCCAACGGTATCTGTGTGGTTGGGTCTGGTACCGCTGGCCTAGCAACTGGCAACCTCTTTACTAGGAATGAGTTCGGACAGTTTAACCCGACAACTATTCGCGCTGCTGTATATAATGGCAAGTATTTCGGGTTCTACAGGCAGGGGGCGCAAAGACCGATCCCTACTGGCGGCATAGTTCTTGACAGGGGTATACCTTCAAGTCCGTTGTCAATCACCAGTGTGGCGGCAAGCGCTACATACGTTGACCCTGTAACGGCCAAGATGTATTACCTAGATGGTATTACTATCTACGAGTGGGAAGCCGACATATACAACAACTTCCCGTTTGAATGGTTGTCAAAGCGTTTCATATTTGATATGCCAACGAACTTGGCCGCTATAGAAATTGGCGGGGAGTTTACAAGCATAGAGGCGGCGGAGCAAGCTGAGGCAGCTCGACAAGAAATCATAGACGCGAACAACGCTCTGTGGGATACGGGCGCTCCATTGAAGAGCTTGGTAAATGACACTGCGCTTAATCACTTTGACTTGAATGGCTCGACACTGCAGAACATACCTAACCTAATCGATGACAGGTTTGTGCAGTTCACACTGTACGCAGAGGTGGATGGCAGTATGACTGAGATTCACAACGCTGTGTACTTAGCGAATGGTGTGTACCGCTTACCGTCTGGTGTGAAGTCGCAGAAGTTTGAGTTGCTGTTGGCTGGTAACTTGGAGCTGCGGTATGTGAAGCTGGCATCGTCCATGAAAGAACTTGCGAGATTGGAGTAAAAGATGGCAGCACCACAACCACCACGGACGTTTGTCCCTCAAACTGGTAGAACAAAGAAGCCAGCCATACCTGCGATTCAATCAAGTACTGTGGTTGATCGTAGGTTGGCTTCTGTAATTGAGCCCATAAAACAAAACATTGAGATGATTACAGGGGTTCGCGGCGGCAGGGTGGAGCAATTAGACAACACGGCAGACCTAGATCAAGTGATAACAAAGTTGAACGAAGTCATCGCCAAGATAAACTACTAGTGTATGGAAAAGTTAATCAACGATCCAGATAGAGTATGGCACTTCCTGAAAGACTTAGGGGTGCCAGTTATGTATTCTGCTGGGATGCAAGGTATAGGTAGGGAAATAGATGGTGGCCTCGTAGGCGGCATTCTTTACGAAGGCTTCACAGGCAAGAACATCTTCATGCACTGCGCTGGCAGGGGGAAGAAGTGGATAAGCAAGTCGCTATTGAAGGCGGCTTTTTTTTATCCATTCGGACAACTGAAAGTAAACAGGGTATCTGCGTGGGTTGACGAGACTAACAAAGAGTCACGAACCCTTGTAGAGAAGATTGGATTCACAGAAGAAACGCGGCTAAAGGGTGCCGCACCTGACGGTGGAGATGTAGTCATCTATGTCTTGTGGCGTAAAGATTGTCGATTCTTGTAAGGGAAAAATAAATGTTCGACAAATATGATAGTTTCATGGAGTTCTATGGGGACGTGTGCGAAAACCCACGCGACCCTGTTGATCGTAAACTTGCAGTGTTGCAAAAGCGCAACATAGCTTTCGGCGGTAAGGGCAGCGCTCCTGATCCCAACCCCGGCATGCTTGCTTCTGCTGAGGCTGCAAAGGAAACTGCTGAAGCTCAGAAGGAGATAGCCAGAAATACTCTGGACTTCTACAAGCAGCAGTACAACGACATGAAGCCTGTTCTGCAGGAGGTTCTTGCTGGTCAGGTAGATACTCAGCGTGAGGCAATGCGCCAAGGCAAAGAGTATGAGCAGTACATGAAGGATACCTTCCGCCCTCTGGAAGAAAGACTAGCTGAAGACGCAATGCGTTACGACACCGAGGCTGGCCGTGAGCAATTAGCTCGTCGTGCGGTTGGCGACATCGGTAGCGCGTTCCAGCAGATGAGAGGTCAAGGCACTCGTCAAGCTAGGGCAATGGGTCTCCAACCCGGCTCAGGCAGATTCGCCCAACTGAATCAACAGCTCAACCTGCAAGAAGCATTGGCTAGGGCTGCTGCATCAACTGGTGCTCGTGAAGGTGCGCTGGACAAATCCCGTGCGCTGAAGTACGACGCTGCTGCACTTGGTCGTGGCCTACCATCGAACATTACTGGCTCACAGCAGATTGGTTTGGCTGCGGCTGGCGGTGCTCAACAGGGCGCTCTGGTTCCCGGTCAAGTTATGGCACCCGGATTCCAAGGTGCAATGCAGGGATACAGTGGAGCAACTAACGCCTACGGTACCGCTGGCAACATCTACGGTCAAGAGTATCAAGGCCGCATGCAAGCCTACAACGCGCAACAAGAAGCGGCTGGTGGTTTGTTCAAAGGTCTTGGCGGTCTGGCAGGTATGGCTTTCGGCGCACCAACAGCATCTATCGGCGGCAAAATGTTTGGATTCGCTGACGGTGGTATGCCCCCTAGGAAGCGCGGCTTAGTTAATGGCCCCGGTGGCCCGGTAGATGATATGATTCCTGCAATGTTGTCAGACGGAGAATATGTTGTCCCAGCAGATACCGTCAAAGCAATTGGCAAGAAGAATCTTGATAAGGTTGTCAAGAAAACACACACACCCGCAGCTATTCAACGTAAGCGCGGCATGAAGAAGAGAGGCAAATAATGGCTACTGCACGGGGAATAGGCGCATTTGCTGAGGGCTTTGCTCAAGGCTACGGCCAGATGAGTGAGATTGAAGCTCGTCGTGCTGCGATGGAGCGTGACAAAGAACGTCTTGCTCTTGAGCAGAACCGAGCTGCGATGGACAAGGAACGCTTCGCCTTGGATAAACAGCAAGCAGAACTCGGCATGCAGAAGACCACTATGGACATTGCTGCTGCTAAGCGTGACGAAGACTTCCAGATAGATCTTAAGGAATCGTTAGCTAAATTGCAAGCTGAGCGCGATGCTGGATACGAGGGCGAGATTGTTGATACTCGCACTGGTAAGTCTCAGGGCTTCAAGCGATTCCAAAATCCAGATCAAGAGATAGGCGCAATGAAGGAGCGTGGCCTAGCATTCAAGCCCGGCACCATCAAGCAAGTTGGCCCTATGGATCCGCTGGAATATCAAATGAAGTTCGGTGATACGTTCATGGCGGCTCACGCACGGGCAGGTAAGCTTGACCCCAAGATGCTGGCAGAAGCACGGGCTCAGCGCAAGCAGATTGAAAGCGAGGGCGCTATTGATGCCGCTCGTTTCTTTATGACAACTGGCGATCAGAAAACTGCCAAGGATATGTTCAACAAGGCTGGCAAGATTAAGATCGGTGATGATGTCCAGCTTCAGGTTGAGAACGATCCTATAGTCGGCCCCAAAGTTATTGGTATGCGTGGTGGCAAAAAGATATTTGATATGTTCGACGATGTTATACTTCCGTCAATGTCTGCTGATGCTTACGGCAAGGTTCAAGCCGATATGCGCAAGCTCGGTATTGAGCAGAAGCAAGAGAATGTTCGCGCAGACAAAGCAGCAAAAGCAGCAATGGATCGCACCATATACGAAGCAAATGCGCGCATGGTTGCAGCCAACAAGGACAAAGGCGACGGTGATGCCAAAGACCTGTACAAGTACACGCTGGAATTTGCTGGCAAGTTCGCAAGCAATCCTTCGTTCACTTGGGATGGCGGCGGCTATATGCGCTGGGCGACCACAGTAGCAGCAAAGGCTGAGCAATACCGTCAGAAGGGTATGTCTATTCCTGAGGCGGCGGCGAAAGCAACCACAGAGATTCCAGTGCCCGAAGCGGTGGCTGGCAAGAAAAAGTAAGGATACCTAAATGGCAACTTCTCCGATCTATAAGACTTCCAACGAAGCAGGAACCGAAACACGGAGAAAGGGTCAAGCGATATCCAGTGGTAAGTACGAACCCGGAGCATTTGCTCGTCAAGCAATTGGCAAAGAGTATGTTCCGGGTCAGTACGCATCTGCTCAAATCGGTCAAGACTACCAGCCGGGTGTGCTGGCCGATCAAGCAATGGCTACTGGACTCCCTTCCCCTTCCTCTACACGCCGAGGCATTGCGCCCTCCCCATCAGGCCCCAGCGCCGCTCCCACGTTTGACCCCCTAAAAGCCTACGAAGAATCAATCCAGCGGGACACCCCCGACTCAGGTCTTTCTACGTCTAAACCTCAGGGTAACTTCTTGGGCGACGCTGCCAACGATCTTGCTATTGGCGGGTTACAGCTTTATGGTGCTGGTTATGAGATTGCCAACTTGGTATCAGGCGGTGCAATAGACCAAGCAATCAAGGATCGCACTGGCAAGACAGGAACAGAGAATCTTGCCGAGGGTCGTCAAATGCTTCAGGAGGATCAGTCCCCTGCGTTGAAGGCACAAAGAAAGGAACTCGAAGATGCTAAAGGATTCGTTGATAGCTTCGCGGCTGTTGTCACTAACCCTCGACTTGCTGGTTCAATGGTTGTACAGATGGCACCCCAGCTTGCCACTATTGGTATGGCTGCTCGTGCAGTTGCTATGCGTACTCTTGCTTGGGGGGCCGAGGCTGGTTTAAGCGCTGAAGCCGCCACCGCTGCTGCATCTACTAACGCGGCGCGTACTGTTCTTGGTCTGAACGCTGTGATGGAAGGTGGTATGGCTGGTGCTGATAGCCGTACCCACATCCTGAACATGAAAGAAGCTGAGCTACTGAAGTCTCCTCAGTACCAAGAGCTATTGAAGTCAGGCATGGATCCGTTCCTTGCTCGTACCAAACTAGCCAATGATGCTTCTTTGGTATCTACCGCTCTGGCCGCATCCATATCCGCTATTGCCACAAAAGTAACTGGCGCGGATAAACTGGAAGCTGCTATCTTGGGTCGCGTAGCCAACAAGGTCGAGCAGGAAGTCGGCAAACAAACTGGCATGCAAGTTGCTAAGAAGTTTGGCTTCAACGTGGGCAGAGAAACTATTGAAGAGACCGCGCAAGAAGGCGGCGCTCAGTTTGCTCAGAACGTGGGTGGCAGAACATCAGGTGCTACACCAGAGGTCGGTCTGTTCGAGGGAGTTCCCGAGGCTGCTGGCGCTGGTGGTGCAATGGGTCTGCTTGCTGGTGCTGGATTCGGTGGAGCAAAAATTGCAACCGAGAAAGCTACCGATGCTGTTGCTGCTGCTACCGCTCCCGCCGACGCACCCGCATATCGTGGCCCCACTGGTGGTCAGCTAACCGCAGTCGAGATGTCTTCAGCCGCAGGTTCGCCAGCATTCATGGCACACCTGTACGCTACGTCCGACGAAGAGACCCGTATTCGTTTACAAAATGCTAACCCTAACCTTAACCTAAGCCAATTGTCGCAAGACGTTGATCTGGTTAATCAGGGTAGCCGCATCGCAGCCAACTATCCTAACTTTGCGCCAGCATTCCTGAACCAACTAGAGGGCTTTGATCTTGAGGCCGCTCGTGCTGAGGCTGCTGGTGTTACCCGTATTGCTGGCCCCGAGTCTTTGGAGGATGTCAAGAATCTATCCGAGCTTGGCAGACAAGAAGCTGGCGTGGGTATCACAACCACTCCGCCTCCCCTCTCTACCGATGAAGAGACAGCCGTAGCCACCGACACTGGCGTAAGGCAAATTGGCGATATGTCAACTGAGGAGATCGGCCTACGTCTGAATGGATATAAGCGCCGCGCCCAGAACCTTGAGCGCCTCCCAGAGAACTACCGTCGGGAGCAAGCCGAGTTGTCAGTGCAGGAAATGGTGGATCAGGGGTTCCCAGAAACGGTGGCTCGTGGTGTGTTCAGCAACCTGCTCGGCCCAAGCCTAGAGACTGTGCTTCAGGAAGGCGGCTACGGGGCTACAGAAGGCGTTCAGGAGTTAGGTGATACCGGAATACCAACCGACACCCAAACGCAGCAGGAAGGCGCTCCTCCTGAGCCTGTGTCTATTGTGACTGAGGACGGTGAATACCGCATGTCCGACGGTTCCATGTCAGACGACCAGTTCGTACAAAATATTATCAATTGGGATAACCAGCGTCAAGGCCCCGGCACGTCCACGACAGAAGACTACGAGATCATTCCTACCCCTCCGCCTCTTCAGAGACTAGCTGAAGCGTTTGGCGTTCAGGTTAAGGTCTGGAACTACAAGGGCAAGAACTGGATAGGCCAGCGTCAGGGTATATCAATGGGTAGCGGTGTCATCGGCATTAACGGTGGCATGACATCTCAAGGCGGAGAGTTTGTTGTCTTTGGGCACGAGCTGTTCCATGAGCTTACCAAGCGTGACCCCGTGTCTGCCCGAGTTCTGATGGACTTGATAGAGCAGTACCTTGATGGTGACATCACCACAGAGCTAAAGCAAAAGCTACGTGAGGTTGGTTACAAAGAAGGTGCGCTTCGGGAGGAAATTGTTGCCGACGTGCTAGGTGTTTTGTTTAGCGAACCTAGTTTCTGGCAAGGCATGGCTAGATCCCAGCCCACCCTGCTTGAGAAGATCATCGATATTATTGACCAGATGATCCAACGCATGTCCAACCTCGGGGTTAGGGAAAAGATGGTGAAGTCTGCCATCAAAGATCTCGCCCGGGTTCAGGGGATGATGCAAGCATTCTTGAATGACGCTATCGAGCAACAGTCAAGAGGCACCTCTATCGAGGACAATGTTTCTCTTAATGCAACTCAGGCAGAAGCTCTACAAAATGTCCGTACATTGTTGGGAGAAGGCAAGAGGTCTGAGGCTGCGGCTGCGTTCAAGTCTGCAAACCTGTGGAAAGAAACTGGCCTGAACTTCAATGAGATCGAAACTCAGGAAGCCGCCAAGGTTGCAGAGCCAGCAGTAGTGGAAGAGGCTGAGGTGCCGTTGCGTCGTGCTCAGGAAGACATCGATGCTGAGAATGCTAAGGCCACCTACCTAGAAGTTACTGATTTGCTACGTCGCGGTCAGACATCGCAAGCAGCTAAGGCTTTCAAAGCTGGCAACCTAGCAGCCTTCGGTGAGAACTTCGTCGAAATGTCCAAGCAGATTGCGGAGGAAAGCAAGAAGCGTGTTAGCCAAGCTCAGTTCCAAACCGAAGAGCAGAAGCGTTTGTCGCTCAAGTCTAGGAAGGCTACCTTCGAGAAGCAGGTTGACAAAGTTCTAAGCGGTGTGACTAAGCGCGTGGAAGAGACCGTCGCTCAGCGCAAAGGCTTGGCTATTTCTCAATACAAAGCTGCTCGTCGGGCTCAAGCTGAACGTCGTGCCGATGAGTTGGTTGGCGAGGCACCACCTAAGTCTCAGTTCACCGATGACGCAGGTATGGTGATGAAGCTACTGGCTGAGGTAGGTGCGCTTGGTCAGGAAGCATACGTCGAATCACAGGCTCGTCAGACTTCAGCAGAAGAGCAACGTGCTGAATCAGACCGCTTGGTTGAAGAGAACGCTGCCATTCACAACAATCGGGTCTCCGCACTGCTGTATAACGCAGACCGTGGACTAGATCAGCTTGCAAAGATTCGTCAGGAGATGGCTGCAGTTGGCTACAATCCGACGGAGATAGAATCAATTGTTGCAAAAGCAGAGTCAGACCTGAAGTCTTTGCGTGACGGTGAGCTGCGCACTTTAGCTGAAGAGCAGTTGCGTGACGCTAAGAACCTTATCCGCGCCGACACTGTAGCGAA